TCTTCCATCTTCTTCATATATTCATACCTTGGCCTCTCTGTTTCAATAAACTTTGCCAAGGCGAAAATGGCTACCTGTATTGCGTCAACACCTTCGCCTGCTTGCTCAAGCGTTCCCTGCAAAGAAGAATATACGCTTCCTCCCTGCACTGAATCCCTTGAGATTACTCCTTTCTTTGTAAGGTAGTCAAACATCCTTGCCTGAGTGTCATATGTTAACTCCGAAATATCGTCCTTCGGGAAGGCTACAATCTTTTTCACTTTTGGCATAATAACAACATCAATGTCATGGTGATCATAAATAACATAATCACCCCCAAGAGTCTTGCGGATGTCTACGCTAAATTTATAATCCTTTAGCTGATTATTGTATTTTGCGATATTCTCATCGCCTACCAAAACTTCAATTGACATTATACTAGTTCCTTACAAAACTCCTGTACTTGTAGTACTTTCAAGACTACGCTATCATCGATATCTCTTTTGCCAAAGGACTCCAAGAGCGCACTTAAATCTTCCATCCTATCTCCAAGAGAAGAATGGCTGTTCTTGTTATCAGAGATAACTTTTCGCAACCTACCAACCTCTTCGTTCAAAGCAACTTTAAGCCCAACGCCATTATCCACAAAAGACAGAATATACTTAAATAGAATATCTTTTTGTTCGGGGAGCAAAGATTCCGAATATTTGTCGTTAAACTTCTCGATAAAGAGATTTAATACAATGTTATCAACGGGCTCCATTCTTGTTTCTGGCTGCTCAGAAGTCATTTCATTTACCATTGACTGCTCCAGCATAATTCTTCTTCTAGGAGAAGTCTTTGTGCTGAATATCTGGGAGATAGTTGCCAATGATTTATAATTTGGCAAAAAGGAATTGAAGACATCCTTTTTAAGATTCTTATTTACCTTTTTGATAACTTGCGTTTGTTGATTAAAAACGTGGTGAGGGTGGAGTCCGAAAAAGACTCTTTGCGATTCCAGCAAAATCTTTTCGGCTGTCTTCTCGGTGACGCCTTTGGTTTCATAAATCGAGCGATACGCTTCTAACTCTTCTCTAAGAATCGAGCCGGCACCGAAATGCTCCTTTAGAATCGCCATCACTTGATGTTTCTGTTCTTCATCCTGTTCAATAACACAGCGTGTCATTTCTAATATAAGAGTTTCATATAGAAAAGCTGTGTTTCTTTTTTTATTATGCTTCATCTTTTTTTAGCTCCATACTTTCAATTAGCATTTTCATATCTTGGCTAATACTAAATAGTTGCTGTTCTTCGTTATCGTAAAACTCTTTTTTAGCTTCTCCGTAAACGGTGTTAGCCACACCTTCCAATTCGGACATGCCGGGGAACATTGACTTTGCAGTCTTGCCTTTGAACGAACTTGTCACAGCATCAGTGCTTCTTGTTCTAGACGAACGTTTCTTGTGGTTGTGGGCTGTAGGCTTTGTCTGTCGTCTACCATTTTTCACCACTTTGCCATCCTTTGTTGTATACTTCTGGACTGTGCCATTCTCGTCGCGGTTACCCGGCGCAGCAAGAAGTGCAGTGTCTGCGCCTCCTTCGTCACCTCCGCCAGCGTCACCGGCAGCTTCTTCACCACCAGCGTCACCGCCGCCTAAGTCTAAGCCGCCGCCGCCGGCGTCACCACCACCGCCGAGATCCATTCCTCCGCCGCCAGCGGCAGCATCAGCACCGGGGGCAGCAGCGGGGATGTCTTCGGATGCTTTCTCAAGCATAGACGTATATTTCTTATCATAAAACATCTCTCTCTGGTTACGCAAGAATTCTTCGTCCGTGAGTCCAAAGACATGCTCTGCAATCCAACGCTTAGAGAAGAATCCTTCTGTGGCGCTGCCAGCGATATCAAACTTTTGCTTCCAGTGCTCAAGCTCTTGAAGCTCAGCAATCTTGGAAGGATTGTTAAGCGCTATAGTGAAACTAATTAAATCGTCGCCGCGATAGCCAAGAGTATAGAGATGCACTAAAGCAATCTTTTCAAGCTCAGCAATAATAGAACGTTGAAGTCTCTGGATGGTTCTTGCGAAACGGATATCTTTTTGAGCAAGAGTTGCCTTATCTTCTGTCTGTCCGTCGCCTCTTGAGAGGTACGACATAGGCACCTTAAGAGCCGAGAATAGCTTGTCGCGTAAATACTTAACATCATCGATGTCACCAGTATATGCGCCACCGGGGAGTGATTCGACTCGCGATGACTGTCCGCCACGCACAGGGATGAAATAATCTTCATCAATAGACAAGGGGTTGTAACGCAAGTCCACGCGTCCGGTTTCGGAATCAATCAGTTGGTTTCTTTTCATCTGAGTAGTGACTCTTTGCATGAATTGCTCAACGTCCTGCGGGGGGATATTACCTACATCAATATAAAAGACTCGACGTTCCGGCGAACGAACGATTCGATATGCCATCATAGCATCTTCAATGAGAGTTAACTGTCTCCAGATTCTTCTTGCAGGCTCCAGAATAGATGTGCCATAAGGAGCATATTTGTCGTTACCCAAAACTCTAAAGTGTGCAACCTGCCAGTTCTCAAAAGTTAAGCCGCCAGAGTTCCACTGATATTGAATGTAATTGGGGTTTGTTCTGTCTTCGCCCTCAAGCCTCTCAACTTCCTCAATAGGAACTGAAATGACATTCTTGATGCCCATAGTTTCATCAATATCCAAGTAAAGCATGAAGTCGCCAAATTTACAAAGCGAACGGCACCACCCAAAAAGGTTCGCCTCCACATTGAGAATATTGTCGTATAAGTTATTTAAAACAACTTTAATCTCGTCGTTCGGGCATTTAATCCTCAACATCGGAGAGAGAGCAGTGCTCGTTGTCATTTCGTCAGCATAGATATCTAATGCCGATGCAATTTCTGGAGTGTATTCCATCTGATCGAAATCGATATATCTTTCGTATCGATTTTGGTTTGCCATAATGTTGGCAGTCATGTTATCATACGGATTGTATGATGTCTTCTTGAAATCCAACCCTTGTGCAGATTTAAAACTATATTTGTCTAAGTCTGCGCGGCGGTACCTTCTTTGGAATTGCGCTCTTCTATTAATTATAGGTGTAGAGAGAAGCCGAGTCAATCTTCTATACAGAGAAGACTGTGGGTTTCGTGGGTTCTTTACATTTTTATTTTTTCTATCAGCCATTTTTATCCTTTATAAATCCAATTGTATTTTTCAAGCTGCTCCTTGAATTGTTCTGCGTCAGAGCCTTTACTGAACGTAGACTGAGCTTTACTATAGCCCTGTTGCCCTTTGATATTAGTGTTCAAAACTGTGTTACTGTAAATCATGGAGTTTATCATTGCTTTTTGGTACTCTTCGCTTCTCTTGTTAGCTATTAACGCAGTATCTCTTACCCAGCATGCGATAGCAAGGGACATAACCAAGTCGTCATTGTAACCTCGCATCGCCTGTGGCTTTCCATTATACCATATAAAGGTTTTAATTTCATTCAAAAGACGCGTAGATTTAACAGTAATTAGTTTATTTCTAACGAATTCTTCCAATTTTGCAATAATAAGTGGGCGGGTTTTTCCACTAGTGGTAAAGCCGGGTATTGCAGAAGTATTTCCAAGTGCTTGCACTTGATCGAGATATTCGTGAGTAGACTTAACCGAATAGTAAATGTTTGAATATTCCATTTCAATTAACTTTTCTAACACAGAATAGCCAATGTTGTTATTCTCTACCACCAATAAACACTCTCCATACTCTGAAGCTGCTGAATACAATATATTTGAAAAGTCATCGATGTTTGGCTTTCCTTTGTATTCCGCAACTATTGTCAGTGTCTCCAAGTCCAAAATATGGAAAACAGAATAATCTGCACCATCCCCTCTTGCGACATCAGCCACCAAAAGATATCTTGTTCCCGGCTTGTACTCTTCCCAAATCCAATAATTTCTATCATATCCTGTCCTATGTTTAGGAGCGCAAACCATGCCCTCCATCCTATCAATGTCGTCTGGAGCTATAACAGTTTCTCCAGATGCATTGAAGTTACACTCATACTCTTGAGCGATTTGTCTTTTCGACATATTTCTAGTTTCATCTTCAGACCATGCCAAATCTCTATCGGGATGTAAATCCCACATTAACTTTGTGGGGTAAAGCATGTTCGTCCGAGCTTCGGAATTGACATATGTTTCGTGAAACCAGTTACCAACACCATTAGGTGTTGACAATGCGATGCAGCGCCCACCAGTAGAAATCGTAGGATACAAGCCTGTCCACAACTCATCCAAACTTTCAACGTGAGCAGCCTCATCAAGAACTAGAAGAGACAGGGCTTCTGAACGTCCTGCATCGCCAGAAGTTGAAGACGCCTTTATCATCGAACCATTTGAAAGCTCAAAAGAAGTTCTATTGTCAACCGTAATGGAAGCTATTTGAATCCACTCTGGTAGGTTCTTAACCATTTCTTTAACTTTACGCACCAAGTTGGTAGCTGTCTTAAGCTGAGTTGCCAAGATTAAAACATTCTTGTGCTTATGAAACATCATAAGCCAGACAATGTGAGCAGCTACGATTGTAGAAATGCCCATTTGTCTGGCTTTTAAAACGATGTTAAATCGACTCTGTTCGAAGTCAATCAACAACTGATCTTGAAATTGGTATGTGTCAAAACGAACAAGCCCATGCACGGCATGCGGGATTCGGCAAAAGTTATTTACGAAATATTGCGAATCCTTGCCACTCTTGATTATCTCTTGTATGGCTTGTTCTTTGGTTACCATTATTTTTCATTTTTCGCTTTGTAATTTGAAGGCTTCTTTGCTTTGTCTCTACCAAGGGACAAGAAGTCTCTAACTGCTTTGTCAAGTCTATCTTCTGAAGGCTCTGAAACTGCTTCCGCATCCATGCCACCAATTGTAAATGTCTGATATGCATAAAGAGACACTCTGCGTCTAGATACCATTTCCATTCGAATATCAACTTCGGTTGGTTCGGAGAGTTTAAGTGCTTCGCCTACCACCTTCTTGTATTCTTTCTTGAGATACTTTACAATATCTGCAATGGTACTTTCTGTATCGGAAGCCAAGGAAGCCCTGTGAGCCTCGTTAGCTGGATACTCGGTGTGGTAGCATATCGTCAGTTTGTTACCCATCATCTTGACATTAAAGTTGTCTAACACTCTACTGTCATGGAGAGCACAGCCCTCTTCCCTGCGAAGTCCTATCTTTTTTGCTAAGTCTCCACCAGTTTCGATGTTTCCATCCACTGTGTTTCCCACGAAGCGTTCGTCGTGCGCACCATCCCATGCATTTGCTTTTGCTTGAGCGATGCCCTGTACAATCTCTAAAGTTGTTGCCATTGTTTATTTCTCCTTTTTTGGACGCCAGCCTTTCAGCCACCTGTCTTCTCTATCATCAACCCATTTTATAAAACAATCGCTACAACAATCGTATTTGTTCATGTAGTAGTCATCTGCCTTATTGAACGAATAAATAGAGCATACTGGGCATATGCGTTTAGATTCATGATTAATTAGTTTTCTTGGCATTAAAAAACCATCAACTTCAACTAAATCATTATCCTCGTTCGATTTACTAATCTTTTTTTGAAATTTTTTGCTACTTTCAAGGTATTCTTGCTCTTTGTCATCGTCCCAAGACGAGTTGGGATTTTGAATTGCTTCTTTGCCATATTTTTTAGATATGGCTTTTTCTATCGATGCAATCTTGTCATAGTTTTTTCTCTTCAACTTCGCCTCTATTTAGTTGCTTGAGTGATACCCACAGTAAGTCCGATTCCTATTGCTACGCCGGCGGCGAGCCACCATGGACGATCGTTCCTGTTGTGCCTCTTTACCTGCTGTTCCAGCAATGCAATCCTAGCATCAGTTTGAGTTATGATGCTTTTGTTTTCTGTCGTCAGAAAATCAATTTGTGCCTGCAAATCTCTCCTTTCAAAAGTAAACTCTTCAGTCCTAAGTCCTATCTGGTATTCCAATTCCAAATCGCATTGAAGTTGGTAATACTCTGGCAGCGTTAACAAATGTGCTGTAGCTGCGTCGTCAAACAAAGTTCCCTTAAACGGGACAATCATACCGGGCTCGACATAGGTAAACCTGCCATCTTGGGCATAAGCCATAGACGGCATTAATAATACGATTAATGTTAGTACTTTATTCAACATATTCGAAACCAAATTTGTTCTCTATTTCTTGTATTAATTCTTCGGGTTTTTCTTCGAGGGTTCTTCTGTATTCTTCTCTTCGGGTTTCAGTTGTTTCTTCAGCTTCTTCTTTTGCTGAGTCGTACTGAATCCTAAGATCTTCCACTCGTTGAATGTATTCTTGGATAGCTTCATCTTTTCTATCTAATTGCTCCTTGTGTGCTGTTTGTAATTCACCAATCCTAGTCTCATAGCCAGTGACTGTCTCTTGGTGCATAGAGAAAAGAGAATTGTAATCCATTCTGCCTTTGATAAAAATTCCAGCAGAAAGGATTAACAATAGTATCTCTTTCCAGTATTTTAAAACGTATTTTAAAACTATTTCTTTCGTTATCGCCACTAAACACCTTTCATTTTAGCGATGGCGTCAATAACAGACTGACCGCCAATATACAATCCCGAAATCATAACCCAATCTGCGGACTCAAGCAAGCCAAATCCCATCAGGGCTGTTGATGTTACCCACACCATAAGTTTACGAGAGGTAAGCTTTCCGAGCCATTGGTCGGCGAGGGCTACCTGTCTTTGTTTCAATTCTTCTACTGTCATGTTTATCTCCTATTGTTTAACATACGCAAAATTATCTTTTCTGTCAATTACGATTTGCATGTCAACACAATCTTTTAACGAATCCAAGTGTGAAATCAGCAATACTGTGTTAAAATGCACTTTAATTAGTTCCAACATACGAATAAAGCCTTCCATATTTTCTTCATCTAAAGCTGTACCCGGCTCATCAAGAATGAAGATATCGCCCTTTGGCATTGATGAAACTGTCAACAGTGCCATACGAATCGCCATGGCTGCGATAGTCTTCTCCGCTCCAGAGCCCATTTCAAGAGGGCGTGGTTCGTGCTTTGGATGCTTGATAAAAATGTCAAACTTATTTCCGTCCACTTCAAAGAAAACTTCAAAATCAACAATATTGGAAATAGTTTTTGTAATCTCGCTGTTGATAATAGGAAGCTTTCTCTTGATTATGTCAAACGCAATGCCATTTGAATGCATGCACTGCATATACAAATCATATGCTGAGTAGCTAGCTTGCAGTTCTTTGAACTCTGCCTGCTCTGCTTGGACAGTGTTGACGCGTTCCTCAAGA